TTAGGAACTTGTTTTTTAAATGATAAAATCCTTAACTAACGAGGCGAGGGCGGGACCCCCGCGAAGCGGGTAGCCCTCGCCGGAAGGTATTGGTACGCCGTGGCCTCACTTGCGCTGCGGCGATAAACAATCGAAAGGAGCACAGCGACGTACGGTAAAGGCGAATACGCGTGCGTAGAGTCAATATGTTAATGTTGTATAGTAACGTGTCAAAAAGAGCGCAACCCTACTTATTATAGTAATGTCTGTAATGTTAGTAGGTACAGGTATCCAGGCCCAGGTACAAAGTACCTTGGGTGCTATATTACCTGGATACCTTGTACCGCTGTACCCGAAAGATGATACAGCGGCACATGTTATATTTGTCTTTTTTATCTATTTAGTATGTTAGTGTATGTGATGTCAGTGATGTAATGTCACTACACTAATGTTTGTATGGTAAGTCAATGTGGTAATGTCAACAGTATAAGTATATGAGGGAAAACGAACTACTTGCTATTTGAAAGTACTTATACTTTCAAAATCATATTTGAATGTCTGCTTGGGTAGTTTTTACCCAGACTTTAACCTCGTTTAGGCAGGATATATAGTTAAGGTAAACACGCAATCTGGCATGGGTCACCGGATAAGTTCATCATCGATTGCTCCCTTAACTGTCTAACCCTATATCCGCAACCCCTCGAAGGGAACAGGTGGTGTACTAGTCACACATTTCCCCATTTTAGATATCTTATAGTATATATCTTTTTTGTTCTGACTCCACTTACTACAGATCATGTCTTCCATGCAGTTAGCATATCAAGCGCCGGTAGGTAGTGCGGCAATGACAGGGGTGGCGTTTGCACGTTGTCGGCGGTGGGTATTTACTGCGTGGTCTGACCCTATTGGATATTCCGTGTTGAACCCTCGTTATTATTGCGCAGGTGAGGAGGTTTGTCCTGAGACCCAAACCACTCATTGGCAAGGTTATATCGAATTTGAGAAAGCTATGTCTTTGTCGGCGATCAAATCGAAGATTAAGGGCGTAACGGAGCATGTTGCGGAGTTGCCTGGTTTGAAACCGTCCTGGTGGGCGCCTGCGAAAGGTACTGCCGCACAGAACTTGGCTTATTGTTCGAAGGACGGTAAGGTTGTTGTGAAAGGTGCTGTTGTCACCGCTGGTCAACGTACAGATCTGCTTGAAATCCAAGAGAAGATTGTTGCTGGCGCTCCGTTTGAATTGGTACGTGAACAACATTTTCGTTCTTTCATGCAGTTTCCTCGTGCTTTAAAGGAGTATGCCGAGTCGAAGGCTCCTCGTCGCAATTGGGTTACTGATATTGTTATGATTTGGGGACCTACAGGATTGGGTAAATCCCGCATGGCAGCCTGGATGGGAGGTACCTTCTGTCGGCTTGACAAGGGAGGCTTTTTGCACGGCTACGCGGGTGAAGAAGTTGTTGTATTCGATGAATTCAATCCACTACTTTGCGAGCGTGAACTGTTTCTTCAAATGACCGACCGGTATCCTATGACGATGAACGTCAAAGGATCTTCTGTGAACTGGGTGCCCCGAACTATTATTTTCACTTCGAATAATAATCCTCATGATTGGTATTCTAGCTGTGGTGGTCAGGATCGTGCTATTGCCCGTCGTGTGAGTCATTGGATTGAATTGACCGAACCGTGGGAGCCCCCTTTTGTTCCTATTGCTCCTGCTGTCGTTGAAGCTGAAGCTTGGGAACCTGTTGTTTTGGATCGTCCTATTGCTCCTGCTGTCGTTGAAGCTATTGTTCTTAGTGATGATAGTGATTCCGACGCAGATATTGACCTTACTGTCATTCCCGCCACCCCTGAATTCAGTCGACAGTCAACTCAAATTATCGACTGTCCAGCACGTAAGCGTCTTCGTCACTTGTTTGATAAGGCTTGCGCACGTGATGATGTACCCGACGCCGGCATGTTGTATGCGAAGCGAGAACGTTTGGTGGGGTTGGATTCTGATGATGATGGCGAGGATTACGGTGTAGGCGAAGTCGTGCCCAAGAGTAATCCGTTTTTAGATTTGGAAGCCGGGGAAGGCACTGACTCCGATTAACAATTAATTATTTTATTTTATTAGGATTGTCTGTCTTTAGGTTTTATAAATATATGTTTTAGGAACTTGTTTTTTAAATGATAAA